GTTTCTAGGTAAGTATCCTGACAAAAAGATTATTCAGACTGCTCACACAGCAGAACTGGCTGTTGGCTTTGGTAGGAAGGTTAGAAACTTAGTTGGCAGTAAAGATTTTAAATCTGTGTTCCCAGATGTTAGCTTGCAATCAGATAGTAAAGCTGCGGGAAGGTGGAATACCAATAAAGGTGGTGAGTATTTTGCTATCGGTGTTGGTGGTGCAGTAACTGGTAAAGGTGCTGACCTACTTATAATAGATGATCCACATTCAGAGCAAGAAGGCGCGAGTGCGGATATCAATGTATTTAATCGTACCTATGAATGGTACACCTCTGGTCCTCGTCAGCGTTTACAGCCTAATGGTTCAATCGTTATGGTAATGACACGTTGGCATAATAAAGATTTAACAGGTCGTGTTGTAGATGCCAGCATAAAACGTGGCGGTGCAGACGAATGGGAAGTAATAGAGCTACCCGCTATCATGCCTTCAGGCAAGCCTTTATGGGCTGAGTTTTGGAAGTTAGAAGAGTTAGAAGCTCTTAGATCAGAACTGCCTAATAGCAAATGGATGGCACAATACCAACAAGACCCTACTTCAGAAGAAGGTGCGTTAGTTAAAAGAGAATGGTGGCAGTCTTGGGAAGGCAGGAATCCTCCAGATTGTGAGTTTATTATTCAATCATGGGATACGGCATTCTTAAAAACACAAAGAGCCGATTACTCTGCTTGCACTACTTGGGGAGTTTTCTATAAAGAAGATAAAGATGAAGGGCATTTAGCTCCTAACTTAATTTTATTAGATGCTTACAAAGAACGATTAGAGTTTCCTGATCTTAAAAAAAGAGCAATGGAAAAATATCAAGAATATAAACCTGATGCATTTATTGTAGAAGCTAAAGCAGCAGGTACACCTTTAATATTTGAATTACGACAAATGGGTATTCCAGTACAAGAATACACACCAAGTCGTGGAAATGATAAGATATCAAGAGTTAATGCAGTATCCGATTTATTTGCTTCTGGTGTAGTATGGTCACCAGCAACTCGATGGGCTGAAGAAGTTATCGAAGAGTTTGCTGGATTTCCTAACATGGAACATGACGATTTAGTTGATAGCACTACGCAAGCTCTGTTAAGATTTAGACAAGGTGGCTTTGTTCCTCTTTATACTGATGAAGAAGATGAGCCTTTAGAACATAACAGAATAGCGGCATACTACTAATGAAAATATTTCAAACATCGTTTTATTCAAAAGAAGGCAAAGAATACGCAGGACCAGACATCCATGCTGAATCAACTGAAAAAGCAAAAAGTACAGCTAAGTTAAATAATTTGGTTTTGCGTGGAGAGTTAACTAATGTTCAAGAACTATGTCAAGATTTTGAAGAAGAGCTTCAAGAAATTATAGATAATCTATATATTTCAGAAACTGATAATCGAGTATTACACTAGGATAATATTTTATGGCAATTGAAAGAATGACTGCTACACCTATTGAAGGAACAATAGAGCAAGAACCAGAAGAAGAACTTTCAATAGCAATTGAAAATCCTGAATCTGTTTCAATAGAAACAGAAGATGGCGGTATGATTATTGATTTTGATCCTAATGCAAACAAAATTGATGAACTTAATTTTGATTCTAATCTTGCAGATATTTTAGATGAAAATGATTTAGATGCTTTAGGTAAAGATTTAATTGATTCCTATACAGGTGATAAAGAATCTAGAGCAGATTGGGAAGAAACTTATACACAAGGCTTAGATCAACTAGGTTTAAAGTTTGAAGATCGTACTACTCCGTGGGCAGGTGCTTGTGGTGTATTTCATCCAATGATGAGTGAAGCTGTTATTCGTTTTCAATCTCAAGCAATATCAGAAATGTTTCCAGCACAAGGTCCAGTTAGGACTAAGATTGTTGGCAAGAATACTGAAGAAAAAACTAAACAAGCTGGCAGAGTTCAAGATTATCTTAACTACTTGCTTACACATGAAATGGTGGAATATCGTACTGAAACAGAAAAGATGTTATTTTCTTTGCCATTAGCAGGTTCTGCATTTAGAAAAATATACTTTGATCCTAACTTAGATAGACCTTGTTCGCTCTTTGTGCCAGCAGAAGATGTAGTAGTAAATTATGGTGCAAGTGATTTAGAGACTTGTGAACGTGCTACACATGTAATGAAGAAATCATCTAATGATGTACGCAAAATGCAAGTTAGTGGTTTTTATCGTGACATTGATCTACCTGATGCCTCACCTAGTTCTAGTGATGTAGCTAAAAAATATGATGAAATGACAGGTGAAACAGATACTTATAATCTAGATAATCGTCACATTTTATTAGAAATGCAGGTAAATCTAGACTTAGAAGGATTTGAAGATGTTGGAGAATCAGGAGAGCCAACAGGTATAGCATTACCTTATGTAGTTACTTTAGATTTTCCTAGTGGCATTGTATTAAGTATTCGCAGAAATTATTATGAAGATGATGCTAAAAAACTAAGACGTATGCACTTTGTTCATTATCAGTATTTGCCGGGATTAGGTTTTTATGGTTTTGGTTTAGTACACATGATAGGTGGATTAGCTAAATCTGCTACTAGTTTATTAAGACAGTTAGTAGATGCAGGTACTTTATCTAATTTGCCGGGCGGTTTGAAAGCCAGAGGGCTTAGAATTAAAGGTGATGACACTCCTATTATGCCGGGCGAGTTTAGAGATGTAGATATTCCGGGCGGTGCTATTAGAGATAATATTACTTTCTTACCTTACAAAGAACCATCAGCTACTTTATATTCTTTATTGCAAAATATTGTAGAAGAAGGCAGACGTTTTGCAAGTGTATCAGATATGAAAATATCTGACATGAATGGACAAGCTCCTGTTGGTACAACACTTGCATTGCTTGAAAGAAACATGAAAGTAATGAGTGCAGTACAAGCTAGACTTCATGCTTCAATGCGTAAAGAATTTGATATACTGGTCAATATTGTTAAAGACTTTACTGACCCATCTTATCCATATGAAATGGATGACGAAGAATTTATTAAAGCAGAAGATTTTGATAATAGAATAGATGTTCTACCAGTATCTGATCCTAATGCTGCAACAATGGCACAACGTATTATGCAATATCAAGCTGCTATGCAACTAGCACAGTCAGCACCTCAGATGTATAATCTTCCTGAATTGCACAGACAGATGCTAGAAGTGTTAGGCATTAGAAATGTAGAAGATATTGTACCAACTGAAGATGATATTAAAGCAGTTGATCCTGTTACTGCGGTACAGAATATAATTAATGGTAAGCCTGTCAAAGCATTCGTCACTCAAGATCATCAGGCACATATACAAACAGTAACTTCAGCACAACAAAATCCTGAGATTATGCAATTAGTTCAAGCTTCACCAACGGCTCAAGCAATACAAGCAGCAGCTTCTGCTTATATTAATGAACATTTGACTATGAAGTATAGAAAAGAAGTTGAAATGGAAATGGGTATAGAATTACCACCAGAAGGTGAGCCTATTCCTGCTGATATTGAAAAACGTATTTCTGAGTTAGTTGCTGAAGCCGCCAGAAGAGTAACATCAACTTCACAAGCGCAAGCAGAACAGCAACGTATACAACAGCAACAAAAAGACCCATTAATACAAATGAAAGAAAAAGAAGTTGCTATTAAAGAAGCTGAATTACAGCGTAAAACTCAAGAAGGACAAGCTAAAATAATGTTAGATGCTTCTAAGGCTAAAGCAAATAAAGACTTAGAGGAAAAACGTATTACTTCTCAAGAAGAAGTAGCGGGTATGCAAGTAGGACAGCGTATTGCAAGCGATCTGCTTGCAAATCAACAATTAGATAAAAAAGCAGAACGTGAAGATTATATTAAAGGTGTTGACATTGGAATTGATTTAGCTAAAGATATCAATAACAATGACAAATGATATCACAGAGCAATCACTTTCAGTTTTTTTAAAAAAAAGATTAAGAGATGCAATGAACCAACATGCTGATCATATAGCAACTGGTGCATGTAAAGATTACAGCGATTATCAAAAAATGGCTGGAGTTATCGAGGGATTAGCCCTTGCAGAAAGAGAAGTATTAGACTGGACTGAAAAACATTTAAAATAAGGACTCGACCCTTAGTCGTGCAAAAATATGGCAAAAGTAAAACAAATACCTAAAGAAAAACCACCTATAGAGCTAGATACCAAAAGTCAATTACCTGAACCGAAAGGTTGGAAGTTGTTAATTGCAATGCCACAAGCTAAAGAAAAAACTGATGGCGGTATTATTAAAGCAGCACAAACAAGAGATATTGAAGAAACTTCAAATATTTGTGGTTATGTATTAAAAATAGGTCCTGATGCTTATAGAGATTCTAAAAGATTTCCAAGTGGAGCTTGGTGCAAGAAAGGAGATTGGGTAGTATTCCGAGCTTATTCTGGCACTCGTATAAAAATGTACGAACAAGAGTTTCGCTTAATTAATGACGATACTGTGGAAGCAGTCGTTGATGATCCTACAGGAGTAGTTAGAGCATGAGTGAGTTAGAAGAACAAGAAGTCCAATCACAATCTCAAGAAGGTAAATTTTTTGGTGTAAAAACAGAAATCAATACAACTAAACCTAATTTAGAAGTTGAAGTTATTGATGATACTCCTGAAGAAGATCGCAGACCAAAAAAAACAGAATCAGCAGAACCTATTGATGATGACACTTTAGATCAAGAAATATCAGATTATAGTAAACGTGCTGGTGATCGTATTAATAAAATTAAATACGAGTTTCACGAAGAGCGTAGAGCTAAAGAAGCAATACAAAGAGAAAATCAAGAAGCTGTACATCGATTAAAAACTATGATGTCTGAAAATGAAAGACTTCAAGCAATAGTTAGTCAAGGTGGAGAAGCTCTTAATAAACAAGCACTTAATAATGCTCAATGGGCAAAACATAATGCTCAAGCACAATTTAAAACAGCTTATGATGAAGGCGATTCAGATAA